GTGGATGGCTCGTGCTAAAGCACGCACACCACCGAACTCAGCAATGGCTAATTGTACTGGTGTTTTAATAGTTGATTCCATAGTTCTATATTGCCATAAATGCAACATTAATACAAGTAATTAGGCAAAAAAAAGAGGGTTGTTACACCCTCTAAAAATTGCTGTCTTCTAGCTCTGTAACTAAACCATCAAAATCTTCTGATGGTGGGAGAACTGTAAGCAGTGCATTGACTTTTTCTTCACCGTACTGTTCTCGTAAGCTTTCCAAGTATTCGTATCTATTCTTGTAGCCGTTTTCTTGGTAACGAGAATTGTTGTACTCAGAAATTACTTGTAAATAAAAAGTGTCCATAATTAAACTCCAGATTTCATTTCCCATCTCCATGGGTAAGTGTCAGATGTTCTTGTCTGGTCTGCGTCAGGATGGCGAGTAAATAGATCCTCCCATTTAGCAACTTCTTGTAACCAGTAATTACTACCTTTGTCTTTTTGGATTTGTTTACCATGATCTTCTAGGTAGTTAAGTCTGGTAATAATTTCTTGAATAGTTTTCATTTTTAAAATCTCCTGTAAATAAAAAAAAGGATGTAGGAGTAATTAAACTCCGTACATCTCCTTAAGTTTGTTGCGTGTGTCTACACCTTTGTCAAACAGTGCCTTGAGTCCTGTCTCATCATTTTGCCAATGTCTGAGGTCATTTCTCAAAGTATTGTGCTTGTCAATGTCACCAGTGATGCATTTGATCTGCCAATCTTTGTCAAATGTCCAACCCATTCTGTCAGCATCTGCTTGACTCTTGGCTAGACCTTCATCGCTGATTACGGCAGCAAGTGTTTTGATTTCTTTGTCTACCCATTTTTCCATTACAACTGGTAACTTCTGGAATTTCTCCCACTTGGCCATTTGCTTTTCATTCTGGATAGCAAGTTTCTCATCACGCTTGGCCTGTTTCTCAGCATCTGTAATAGCTTGCTGTACTGACTTGCCTTCTTGCCTAGCACCACGTCTGTCGCTTCTGTACTGGACGTACTGTGTCATGTAGCCGTTAGCTGAGTTCTCACCGTAGCGGTAGTTCCACATCATCTGGAGATGAATTTTGAAATCTTCGTTGGTGGCAGTTTTGCCAATAACGACTCCATCAATCAGGTTAGCCTTGGCTAGTTTGAACTTATGGTCGATAACCTGATCGGTAACTGCTAGGTGACCGTTAGCTCTTTCTTCGCATAAAGCAACAGCACGTTCTCTCTGCGCTCTAGCTTGGTCATGGCAACGCTCGTAATGAACTTTGCAGTACCAAGGTCTGTAATAGTCATTAGCCATTTGGCCGTATGAATCTTTTTGGAAAAAAGTAATATCAAGTAAACCTTTAGTTAATCCGTAGTAATAGATTTTTTCTTCTACTAGTTTATCTCTGCGGTTGTACTTCTTTTTAGTGTCGAAGGTTCTACCCTCCTGTTCACGCTTTGCCCATTTCTTATTCCAAGTATCTACATCATGTTGTACAGAAGCAACAAGTTTGTTGTAGATCTCGTCTTGTAGATCATCGGCTAGGTTTAAAGGAAAGTTGAAATGTGTCATTGTTATTAGAAAATAGTAATGTACTTTTATAGTGTTGCATATAATCCAACAGGTGTCAACAAATTAATTTTAGATATTGCGATTTACCCTACATTTCTCTATATTATGTTTAATTTTATTTATTTTTTATGACACTAGCAGCAGTTAGGCCAAAAACTATTGTTGTTGGTGTCTCAGAGTCTGGTCATCGAGTAGCAGAGGATCATCCAAACCATAATCCTCAAATTACTCAGGTGATTGTAGATGCATTACGAGAGCTGCATGAAGACTACGGTATTGGCTATGGTTGCCTTTCCATTATGTTTGGTATCTCTCGTGGTTATATAGCTCAAATTTGTCGTTATGAAAAAAGAGTCTCCTATCCAACTCGTTACAAAACAATCCAAGTTAGGTAGGCCAGTAGCTAAACCTGATCCAATTATTATCGAAGAAATTTTGTTCTGGATTTCTTCTGGTAATACTTTGCGTGCTTATTGCAGACAAAAAGGTAAACCTGCTTTTACTACTATTTACAATTGGTTGAATAAAGATAAGGAATAAAATGAACGCTTCGTGCGTGCGCGCGAGGTTGGATCGGATATGATTGCGGATTCTATTATGGAGATAATGAATGAACAACCAGAGATGATAGAAGGAGATAATCCTCGCATAGACCCTGCATGGGTGGCTCTCCAGAAGGCCAAAAGTGATGTTGCGTTGAAACTATTGTCCAAGTGGTTTCCGCAACGTTATGGAGATCGTGTGGGTGTTGATGCAAAAGGAGATATTAACCTGACCATTTCAACAGGCGTTCCACAGGCGTGAGACAACCGTTAATAAAACTGGATTACACTCCGAGAAAATGGCAGCATTGCTGTCACGTTAATAAGCAACGCTTTTCGGTGTATGCCTTGCATCGCAGGTCAGGTAAGACTGAGTTGGCCATTATGGAGCTAATTGATAAGGCCATGAAGACAGATAAGGAACTAGCCATGTTTGTCTACGTTGCACCGTTCCTGAGACAGGCAAAAGCGATTGCATGGGCAAGATTAAAACAAAAAATAGAACCATTGCGTAGAACCTCTGTAATCGACATCAACGAGGGCGAACTGTCAGTCAGGTTTAAACATAATGGAGCGATTATCAGATTGTTTGGTGGAGACAATCCTGATGCCATGCGTGGATTACGTTTGGACGGCATAGTCATGGACGAGGTCGCACAGTTAAAGAACGAGCTATG